CTACTGACTGGTGGACTACCAAGGAATCTGCTATGACCAAGGCCCGAGAACTACACGCTCTCTCCTACCCAACTTATGACGATGCTAATATCATAGACGAGACTATGCGAGCTATCTTTCCCTTCTGGTGTGTTCCTGAAGATACTAAGATACTTACCAAGACTGGATGGAAGCACTATACTGGGCTGAATATAGGAGAAGATGTTCTAACAGTCAATCCTGAGAGTCTAGTGACTGAATGGCAGCCAGTTCAGGAGATAGCTGAGTTTGACTATGATGATAAGCTCATGGTCATACCTGCTAGAGGAAAGGATATTAAGTTTACTCCTAATCATAGATGGCTAACCATAACTTCAGTATCGCTTAAGCCTAAGATTAAGAGAGGATATGAACTTACTGATACTTATGATGTAATACCTAGAGCGCTACCTCATGTATTCCCTTCTGAGTCTATTCTTGAGCCTAGGCTAGCTGCCATACTTGGATGGGTAGTAGCAGAAGGCTATCTAAATAGTCCTAAGACTCAGAGACCATACTTCATTATCTACCAAAGTAGGCATAACTATATTGATGAGATAGAAGCTGCTACTGGAACTAAGGCTCATCCTAGAAGCAAGCTGAATGACCCAGATAATATGGTTATTAGAGTTAGTGCAGATGATACAGCTAAGATAACAGAGGTATACTCTGGTAAGGATAGTCTTCCTGCTATAATACCTCAGCTGTCTAAGGAAGCTGCTGATGCTATGTTTAGGGCTATACTACTTGGAGAAGGTAGCTTCGGCTCTGCTTACAATGGGACTGCTGTGGATGAGTGGTCTCAACAATCAGGTCCAGTGTCAGAAGCGTTCCAGATGCTATGTATTCTTCTAGGTAAGGCAATCACGGTAGGCAAAAAGAATAGAGTCTTAGACAAGATTTACTTCATAAACAATACACAGCCTTACCAGGCTAAGCAATGTAGGCGAATGAGGAAGGAACATTATGCTGGCAAGGTGTGGTGTCCTGTTACTGCTAATGGAACTTGGTTTGCTAACTTTAATGGTAGTATTTTACCGACTGGCAATACTTATGAACTCTTCCGTTGGAAGTGGCTGCCTCGTACCTTCATGCGGACTCCAGGAGTAATGTCAGGACTAGCTCGCTACATGAACTATACCGACAGCGGCTATGTTCCTGTTCCTGGTACTGACCTCCAGATAAACATCCTCCGAGGCACTGTCTTCATGGGCGGATTGAGAAGCTTCTACCTCCGTGACTTCCCTGAGTTCCATGATGCTATCCCAGGTATAGAATTCCTCGATTACATTGGTAGGGCAGGCTTCTTCCCAGGCATCCATGTTATGGGACCTATTGTAGGTATATCCTCACTAGCAAGTGGTCAGAAGTTTCAGTGGGGAGAACTTGCACCGTCTTGGGTTAAGTCTGGCCTGAGTGCCCTCAGGTCACTATCGCCACAGCATATAGGAGCAGTATTAGACCTCATCTATCCTGACCGCTTCCGTGACTATATGACTATGATGGAGCTGGCCAGTATGGGTTATGATGGAGACGAGATATGGAGGAAGAAACAACAGGGTCAGAAGCTGACCGAAGAGGAAGAGAAACTATGGCTAACTGCCGTCAATAAGGTTGATGGTGTCAAGGGTGTCCTGATGAATCAGACGGGACTGTTTAGGATAAGGCCAGCAGAATTTACACAGCTTAGGCAGAGTATGCGGCTGGCTATTGAGGAAGCAACTGGTGTCCCTGTCCGTACTCAGGAATGGATTGATAAGATGTATCCTGTAACGGGCAAGCGGTTCAGTGATTACTTCCACCTTGATGTCCAGCAGCAGGCACTGCTCTACCAGTGGGAATCCTATCGCCGCTATCAGGGCATAGTTACTCCACTCTATCCTTCTAGCTGGCAAGCATTGGATATAAAGACTAGCGAATACTACAATGAACTGGAACGCCTATACAACGACTCCCGCTACAACGGAATCTACGAGGATGGTCAGCTTAAGCAACAAAGCATGCTTGAGATAAATCGCCAACTTGTTGAAGGAATTATAGGTCCTGGTCAGTGGGTGTCTATGCGGAGTGAGATGCAGGGGAACTTGTCTGCAGCTGTCCAAGTCCTTGGTGAGTCTCCTGCTTACAAGGATGTGCCTAAGACATTTGAGGAGAGGGCAGCCCTACTGGAAGAACGTGGTATAGTTACTCCTACCAAAACACCAGACCAGGAGTTGTTGTATTATTACTACGAACTAGAACCAGAACTCAAATACAACTGGGAGTCTGACAGGATGGAGCTGGACTTCGATACCTACTACGCCTACATAGACATCCTGCTGGAATCTCTGTCTCCTGCTCATCGGGAGCGTCTGCTTGAGCGCATCCAAAATGACTGGACTCCAATGGAGCGGTTATACTGGCAGTTCAGCCGTGAGTATGCCAGACCTTACCGCAATGTCAGAAGTGTAGTCCTCAACGAATATACTGATGAGGAAGTAAAGAAAATTCGCAGATTCGAGGTGGCTAGAGGAGCTGAGCGGACTGCACTGCTGGAAGAGATAGGTCCTGACGGCAAACTGATAGCAGGCTACCAGAAACGACTTCGGGAGGCGAGATTGCGTCTCCGAATCCTTGACCCTACTCTAGATGCCTGGCTATACTTCTTTGGAACTACTGATACATTCAGGTCTAATGAGGCAGAAGAGATATACAACCAACTGAAAGCACAGTATCTAGTACCAGGCATGATAGGAGAAGCGAAATAAATAATGGCAAGCGATGTTATCCTTGACACCGTTACTCATATATGTTATACTGGTTACATATCGGAGGTGATATATGACATCTGAGAACCAGGGAACAACTGGTGCTGCTGGTGGTACTGGGGCAGCTCCTCCACCAACTCCTGCACCTGCGAAGGTTGAGCCAAAGTTCGAAGTAAAGGAAGGCTCATACTTTGTGGATGGTAAGAAGATGGTGGCAGAATCTGACCTCATTGCTGCTAAGCGGAGTTTAGAGACGCAGATGCAAACTCAGCAGGAAGCTCATACTCAGGCAATAGATACTGCCAGATTAGAGCTGTCAGATGCTCAGAAGCAGGTTGCCACTCTAAACGCTGAACTAACAAAAGCCCGAGAAGCCCGAGGACAGGGTGCAACAACCGATGAGGAAGTTGCGAGAATCACGCAAGAGCTAGCCGATGCTAAGAAATCGGTAGAGACCTTGACTGCGGAAGCTGCCAAGTCTCTGGAGCTGAAGAGACAGCTACTCATAACCCAATATCCTGGAGTAACTGCTGAACAGCTAGCAGACAAAACAATGACACAGCTTGATTCTTTTGAAGAAGCCTTAAAGGCTTTAGCAGGTGGCAGAGGAGGCGGACCTGGACCTTACGCTATAGGGGGAGCAGGAGCTGGAGCAGCTCAGATGACTGATATGGAAAGAGCTGCAAAGGTTCTGGAGAATACTCCTCAGCGTGGAGTCCGAACTGCTCAAACTGCCTAGAAAATAATCTAATAAGGAGAAACGACTATGGCTGATTCTGGTGGACACTGGAATACTCTGGCTGCGGCTCAGAAGCTGACGCAGTCCATGAAGATTCCTGGTGTCATTGAAGAAGATATCAAGCGTAACAACCCTATCGAGAGAGTAGCCGTAGCCCAAGCAGCCCACTCGGGGAAGAAGATAGAGTGGTTGAGAGAACAATCCGCCAGTGTTACAGCTCTAGAAGATGCTGTAACTGAAGTAGACATTGGTGAGCAGCTCTTATGGACTGAGGATGTAGACTACGATGAGATGGAAGCAGAACTCAAGCGTAGCTATGTTCAGCGGAAACTTGACCACTTCGTTGAGGGCATCTTTGGTACCTACAATAATTATGAGGCCAGGATGCTTCTCGAATGTGAGAAGGCAATCAAGAGGAAGATAGGCGCTCGCCTAATCTATGCTGACGACAATACCTCTGGCCAGTTCAATGGTCTTCATGCTTGGGTGCGAGAGACTAGCGGCGACCTTAACATAGACAATGGTGAGGTTGGCCTTAGCCTAGCAAACCTTCGTACTTTGGTGGATGCCATGAAGCATGGCATAGACGAATTCTGGTTTCCTTTTGAAATCATGCGGCAGCTCGATGCTGCCTACCAGGAGCGTGGGTTCCTCTATACTGTTTCAGGAACTACTCAGGTTCACAACAACATGAGCTATGTCACTCTCGGCTACAATGAGTTTGGCAAGCGAGTGCTGTTCTGGGATGCTGTGCCTATAATCCGAACCGACTTCCTGGTGGCTGAGAACCAGAACGTAGGTCTGACAGCAACGGCTACTGATGTCAGAACTCTCTACACTGCTGACGACAAGCAGTATTCAATCTTTGGAGTCAAGCATGGTAACGTGCTGGCTCAACAGCCTGGACTAACCTATGCATACGGTGGAACTGAAGGTATGGGAGACTTCTACAAACTGGTACGATTCCCTGAGCTTGAAGACTATGATGCTGGAGGCATAAGGCTGGTCAACTATGGAGCTGTACTCCTAGGGTCTTCACTATGCCTGGGTAGAATTGCTGACATCGAGGATTTGGCAATAACTATTTAAGGCAGGAGACAACATATAAAGGAGTAAACAGATGAGTCAAAGAGTACATAACCCTATGCACAAGATAATTGCCAAGAAAGGGGCAACTCTATGGATTCCTAGGAGCTGTGTGGCTGCTAGCCTGAAAGACCCAGACGTCTATACACAGAGCGCTGCCCAGCTGTACCCACTCGGAAGCAAGCTGGAGTTTGCTGATGGTCGAGTATTCCGCTATGGCAAGTTTGGAGAGACCAACACTCTCTGTCCGCAAGGCCGCTTTGTGGCTAATGGGAACTTGGTTCCTGGGTCTGCAGCTACCGATGGCTACGAGGGTAGCCTGGATGCTACCTCTGACTATGCAGTAGGGTCTACTGTCCTTATCCTGAACGATGGCGAGGATAGAGGACTGAACCACTATGAGGACGGTATGCTAACCGTCTTTCCATCAGGCCATATCTGTGCCTACAGGATAGCTGGTAGCGATTTGGCTGCTAGCGTAGATGACGTTACCATCTATCTTGACGACCCTAATGGTCTGCAGACTGCACTGGTAGTCAACTCAACAGGTGTGACTGCTTACCCGTCTATGTTTAGCCAGATGATGAATCCGCAGTCAACTACTCATGGACATACTTATACATCCTGTGTAGGCCTGTACCTTGGGGATGTTATGACTGACAACTACTATGCCTGGGTACAGAGACGAGGTCGAGCATGGGTAACACCGACTGCCTACTACGGAGACGGTGCGAGTGAGAGACTAGCCCAGATGCATACCTACGGTGAGAGTGCGCTAAGGACTAGCTACACTTCCCAGATAATTGGCTACCTGACCCAGATGACAGTCTCAGGCTATGGTGATGGCATGGTCTGGCTACAGCTGGAGTAAAGGAGGAAATGATGGCAGAAGGAAAAGCAATCTTTCCAGTTGGGCATCCTTCTACTGGCAAGAACACGGACGGAACTCCCCACATAAAGAAGACCGACAAGAAGCCTGTAGAGGAGCCTAGAAAATAGAAACCTGTTGGCTGGCTGGGTCTAACAAGGCTCAGTCAGCCAGTCATGGGAAGTGGGTAGGTTATACTATGAGCATAAAGCTTAAGGTTGATGATAATGCCAAGAAGCAGATGACCAACTTTAACATCGAGGCTCAGGTTCTTGCCAGACTAACTACAGAGCGTAGAGCCATGATGGATAGCCTGGCGAAAGAAATCTTAACTGCTAACGGTCTAGATGCTAAGCTCTATGGCATGGTATTCAGTCCTAAGGACGACAAGTGGGAAGCTATTCTGAAGCCAGGTGTGCTATCTGTACCTACCCCTGGCACTGACATAAACAAGATAAAGACAAACTAGGAGGCATTATGCCAAATTCTGCAATGGAGAACCTGACTTCTGAATCAACAGACCAGCAGATTCAGGAGGCAATATCTAGGGAGATAGAACTCTGTATGAAAGAGGAAGGGGCTGACCAGAAGGCCTGTGCTGGCAAGGCCTACGGGATGGCAAGAGACAAGACAGGCAAGGCCCTAAACTACGGTAAATAAGGAGAAATCAATGGGACTAAGATTAGGCTCATGGAAGACAGTAACAATAGCTAAGGATGCAGACCCTGCCATATCAGCAGAGACTGACCTTGGTGGGGACTTTAGGAGTGTTCAGGTCTACTGCCCTGCAATAGATACAGCAACACTAACAGTAGAGCCTAGCCGACTGACTGGAGACACACCAGTCCAGGCATACACACTAGCAGTCGGAGGTACTGATGCTGTTAATACAACTGCTAATAGAGCAACTGCTGGCATGGTTATATTCAGAGACCTTGGTGCAAGGTATGTATCACTGCTGCTAAGTGCAGTCCAGACTACTGCAGCCAGAACATTCTACATCCGAGGCATAGACCCATTGTAGGGAGTTATTATGGCTAGGTCAGTATCAGAAACTTACCTAGCAGCCCAACAGTCTCTAAACAAGACTCCCTACTTCAAGCTCCTCTTCAAGCATGGGGAAACTACTGTAGACCTATCTTCCGATAACTCAACCTACGGAAATAGGCTCATCCTGATAGACCATGTGGAGGAGGTCTACAACGACTATGCAACTATTGTCTTCCGCAACAAGGATAGAGACATCCCCAACCTGCTAGGCTACTGGATTGAGATAGGTTACGGTTATGTAACTGGTGCTGGCAAGGAGTATCTTGGCGATGGAACTAATGAGCCAGCTCCTCCTCGTATCTGGGTAAAGCACCAACAAACTGTCTCAGCTGGTGGAAAACTGTGGGAGCTGTTAGAGTTGGAGGGTATGTGGACGCTGCTGAGGGAGACGCTCATTCGACTTGGCAGTCCTCCACTATACACTGCAAGCTACACTGAAGATACCATCTATGACATCATTGGCTACATCCTTGGCGAGATAGACCCTGCCATGACTCTGGAGGCACTTGCCGAGGATGATGGTATCATCAACTCACTTCAACCTCAGTTTGACATCAACGCTCAGCCTTTTGAATATGCAGACGCACTCATATATAGATTGCTGAATATGACTGCTAGCTACCTGAAGCCTTTAGATGAGATGCGCTGGGAGATTAAGTATCCACAGAGTGACGATGCTATTGACTTAACCTATTACTCTGCTCAGGCACCGTACTTCCATGAGTATATAGAGCGGAGGAATGTACTTATACCTAATCACATCTATGTCTTCGGTAATGCAGGTGAGGATGGTCTGTGGGCTAGTTACATTACTGGTGAGGCAGAGGATGCAAGTGAGGTAGCCAGTTATGCTGACATTATTAAGGTTATATTAGCTGGCTCACTGACGCAGCAGGCAGACGTTGATGCTAGAGCATCAGCCTTGTTAGCCAGAGCTAAGTTTGAGCAGCTGGCAGGTCGTATGGTTGCTCCCCATGATGGTAGAGTAGAGCTGTACGACAACATTTCCATACTGGACAGCAGGGGATTCTAATGGGACATCCACTAATAGCTGCAGCGCACTTAACAAAAACACATGGAAGTACCTGCTATAGGGCTGCTTGGGGCTATAATGCTGGTAACGCTGGTGGGTTAGATGATGATTATGAGACATGGTCTCTGGTGTCTGTCTATGGTGTGGTTACTCATATGAATGTTAAGCTGAGTGGGATTCCAGGTGATGGAGAGTACATAGAGTGTACACTTATGAGGAATGGTTATGCGACTCCCATCAAGGTTACTATTTCCGATAGTGATACCGAAGGCTTTGATAGGTCTCTAGTGACAGTAAGTCCAGGCGACAGGATATATGTTAGAGTGAGAGGCTCAGGTGATGCAGTCCAGCGATACCCATCTATATCTCTATGGCTATATACTTTATCAGACACTGAGAGCCATCTGTCAGGAGCGAAGAGTGACCATACTCTTATAGGTTCATACTACATTACTTTGATGGGATTAGGGTGTAGTAGTAGCTCTACACATATTCGTGCTCTCACTGCTAGGGCAGCTACTTTGAGCAACCTGATGGTTAGGTCTCGTTATGCTCCAGGCTCTGGAAAGACAACTACATATACGCTTAGGAAGAATGGTGTTAATACGGAACTCTCTGCAAGCATATCGGGGACTGATACTACTGGGGCTGATATAGGTAATTATGTCTCAGTAAACCCAGGTGATTATATTGATATATATCGTACTTCAAATACTTCCATCGGGACTGAGGAGTATGTTAGTGTGAAGGCTCTAACCGATGCTAACCAGCTCCTCTTTGGTGGTGCTATTCCACTTGCTGGTGTGTATGGAAGTTACTTGCCAATGTACTCCTCAGCTATTAGGAGTGACCATTATGGATCTGCTCAGCAATACTTCATGACGTCAGCCAATGATATGTATCTAAATCGCTTTGAGGTTCATTTGAACAATCCTCCTGGGGCTGGCAAGAGTATTGTTGTTTCTCTTATGAAGTATATTAGTGAAGGAACTGACGAAGTTGAGCTTGTTACTATTGAGAATACTGACACTGAAGGCTCATGCAACTTGAATGAACTTTTACCTAGAGGGAGTAAGTTTTGTCTGCATTGGACACAGCCTGACGGAGACACTAACTCTGGACAGGCTATATTTGGATTTGCTGCTTCGGTTTTTCCTTCACCTCCAGCAGTTACGACTGATAGGGCAGTCAGGACTACAGTACATGGCGCTATAACTAGTGTTGGAGATGGGGACTCCTGTAGTGTACGGGGGTTCTGCTATATGGAAGGACTCGTAGGAGACCCTAACATATTTGATAATAGCTATGAGGTCGATGGGAGTCTTAGTACTGATGGAGAGTTTGGGGTTGGAGAATATAGCCTCGAGATGCCCTTTGAGTCTGGGAAGTACTACAGAGTGAGAGCATTTGTGGTTAATGATACTTGTTTAGCATATGGAGATACC